ATCTTTCCTTGGGGGAGCTTACGGTTGCCAGAACGCCCGAAGAAAAAAAGAAATTATTAGACAAACTGGATAAGTTAAAAAAGAGAATGCAAGTAATGCAAGCAAATAAACTTATAAATGGCTTATATGGGGCATCACTTTTGCACCGATCGACCTTTTCGAGCGAAGTTATATCCTCCCCTATAAAAAAATATACAAGAATGAATATAATATTTGCGCCAACCGCAGATGTGCAAGGAAGAATCAGCGGAAAACTATCAGATAAAGTTCAACTTTTTAACCTTGGAAAATACTACCTTGATCCAAGCCGGTTCACGAGTGAGCTAACTAATGTAAGAGACTTACAAGCTGCTGCTCAATCAACATTAGATATAGATGAAAACCTTGATGATTTTATTGAATCAGGTTTAGGTAATCAAATTGATGGAGACGAAGTTAATATTGAGTTTGCTTTTTTTGGAGATATTGTTGAGACCGCTTTTGAAGTTTTGGCAGCAAATAATAGACTAACTGAAGGTGTTGATTTTTTTGAAGCATTTGAAGAACAATCTTCATATGTTAATAGGGTCGCGAGAGGAAGAGAAAGCACTGAAGATCCGTATTTGGCAGAGCACACTGAATTTTACGTTACTCCGTTTTATTATCAAAACGGAAACAGAGACCCAAGAATTCAAGAGCTTTATAAGGAATATGGAGAAATATTACTCTCGAATGTCACTTATAAAAATCCAGCAGATGTCAATGAAGAAATTACTATTAGTCTTGCCGATGTTCCAATTTCTATGATTGAGTTTAAAAAATGGTTCGTTAAAAACATAAGCTCCACAAGAAAAAGACATATGTTTATAAAGAATTATTTAGAATCTTTAACACGTTGGGTATCAAAACAAATTGGTGATGCTGTTGCAGCCGACCAGAGCACCACAACAGACTTAGAGCCACCAGAATTTTTGGTAAACAGATATTTTCTCAATGTAGAAGATTACGATTTTTTGCCCTTAATTACAAATCAAAGATTTCCCAACCTTCAGACTTTAGAAAACAGAATCAGCATTACAGACCTTAGCACCTATGTGGATGAGCAAGCAACTTCACGAAATCTAGATTCAAAAGTGTTAACCATAATTGGTCAAACTCCAAGTGTTAAGTTCACCCCCTCTCGTGCTGGCAATAAGGCATTAGATAGGGCAGATAAAATACCTCACATTTTGTTCTCTGAACCTGAGAAGGGTTTACTATATAATATCCAATTTCAAAGAGTGGATATGCCTGGTCTTCGCGAAGCTCGACTTTTTGAAGGTAAAGACATGTATGGTTTAGAAGTTTTGAGAGAAAAATATAATGCAACACTTGAGTTATACGGAAACAATTTTTTCAAACCAGGCACCATGATATATATTGATCCGGGTAGATTAAATGTTGCTAATTTTGGATATGCCAAGGATGGCTTATCACCCGCTCGACTTTTAGGCTTAGGTGGATATTACTTAGTGCTTCGTGTCACACATGAAGTTCGTGTTGCCGACAACGCTTGGATGACCATAGTGGACGCACAATGGGAGACATTTGGATCAGACGATGGATTATTCGCTCGCGATCAAGAAGACGATTGTATTACTTCCATAACTGCTCGTCTTGCTTATGCCGTAGATACCGATGATCAAAGTGCCAGACGCGACATAACTCTACAAGCAGTTGAACAAGCAGTAAATGAGGGGCTTACTGCGCCCCTTCAAGAACTCCAAGCCGATCCGATTACTGGCGAGGCTGGCTTTGATGTAGAGGTAGAGGCAGAAATAAGGAATCGTTTTGGGTTTAATATCTTTGACCCGCCCAGTAACTTCGCTCCAGTAGAGGATGAAGAGGGAGACGAGGATTAATATGCCAAGAAATAGACTAAAAAGAAGATTTGAATTAAGAAAAAGGTTTTTATCAAAAATCGTTCCTACAGATAAGCATGACAATTTTTATGATTCTTCTTTCGTTTTATATTATGGCAAAGTAGATGCCGAGGGAAATATCGTATATCCTTCAGAAAAACACTTAAGCACTTTGCCAAATCCAAACAAAACTTCCGGCAACACATTCTATGTTTTAAACTTTGTAGCCCAGGCGTTCCAAGACCTTAGAGAATATTATATCAAAGGCATCACAACAGGAATTGTCAAGGATGACAAAACAAGATTGTTAGAACCAATCCGCGCTTGGGAAAGCATGCATAAGTTATATGCTGAGAATATAGATGATTTATACTCAGTTGTTATTAATGACTACATGCAAACGCCCAGTCAATTTTTTGGTGCCGATAGTTTTTATCCAAAAGACTTTGATCATTTCGTTAAATCTTTTAAAAGGTTTCTAACGGTCACAGGTCGTAATGTCAAGCTAACCCGCTCTTCTTTTGTGCTATCAGATAGTTGCCCTCTATCGACCACAGGCTTGGCAATTGAGATAGCGCCAGACATAGGATACTCGGACCCCCGTAAAGTGGCGAGTGATTTTTACAGCGACCCAAACTTTGATTTTTATATGAGAGCACTCAAGAAGTTTGGGTTTATGGCAGATGTAGATTATCCAGGCAGAATTATCGCAGATGTCGGATCCCCAGCTATGCAAGCGTATATGGAAAATTTTGGAATTACATTTGACAACCTCTTTGAAACGTATTATTATAAAGCAGGAGATTATGACTATGACCTGATCAAGGTCTATCTTTATCAGTTTTACAATAGCTATGTTACCGACTATCCAATCAAGACTGAGATTAAAGACAGAGGATCTGTTAGAGCAAGTAAATATTCAGTTCAATCAGGAAATTTTAGGACAAGCATACTTCCGCTACCGACCGCGACCTCAAGACTTGTTTGCGAGAAAACCACAACAGAAGTAATCCAGCGAGTGAAACTAACGCAAAGCGACTTGGAAGACAAATACGATGACACTTACTGGCTTAACATATACATCGAAATGCTAAACTATGAACTTGGTAGCGTGTTAGATGGAAACGAATTGTCCAAAGCGATAAAAAATACACAAGATATAAATAAAAATGTTGACTTTGATTCCGCAAAGAGTTATGTTAATGGAGTGTTTAAAAAAATACGCTTCCCACTTCAACAAAGAAAACAAATGTCATCTCGTGCTGACACCCTTTCTGCACCAACTCAATCTGGCACTACCACATCCGGTGGCTCCTCCGGTGGCTCATCTGGTGGCTCGTCTGGCGGTGGTGGATACTAAGAGTGCTACTTGTTAGTTCAAACATTAGACGATAAAAGACACTGCGTCGGCATTTATCACGACGGCAAACTTATCTATGACTGCGAAGAATTTGACTTCGACGCTGTAGCTGCGACTTGGAACTACAATCCTGTCTTCTCGCAAAAAGACGCTCTCATTGCCTCTCTGTTCGTCGGCGGTAAGCCACTTGATGAAGTTTGCCCTGATTTTCTTAGACACCGCTGGGATGCGATTAGCGCCCGTCTGAATGCCTTCTTCAAGTCATTTTCCACTGCCAAAATAAGCATGGACATCCACTGCTTCTTTGACCTTGTGCCTCAACGATTTCTACTTGAATATTGCGAGGTCAAAAACAAAATAACGGACCATATCGTCAAGACTTACACCAAGCCTGCGAACTATGATTTTCTCAGAAACTTAGCAGAACTAACATACGATATTAGTCAGAGAAAACTAAATCTTGATTACTCAGAGATTGCCCGCGATAGCCACCAACTTAAAGTTCGCAACTTTATTAACAAGTCCAAATTTACAAAGCCTTATGTCAACTACAATATGTGGGGCACGAAGACTGGGCGTATGACGACTCGCAAGCACTACTTCCCGATTCTTACGCTTGACAGCGACTACCGCTCTATTATCAAGCCAACAAACGATTATTTCGTGGAGCTTGACTACAACGCAGCGGAACTTCGTGTGTTGCTTGGTCTTAGCGGCAAAGACCAGCCTATCGAAGATCTCCACACTTGGAATCTAAACAATGTGTATGGCGGAGTTGGAAGCAGAGAGGAGGCAAAGAAACGCATCTTTGCTTGGCTCTACAACCCTCAGTCAAAAGACTTTGCCTCTAGCCGTGTTTATGATCGCGATAGTGTTTTAAGAAAATACTGGAATGGGCAAGTTGTAATAACTCCGATGGATCGTGTAATTTCAGCGGATAAACACCATGCTCTGAACTATTTAATACAGAGCACAACCAGCGATGTCGTGTTGTCGCGAGCATTTAAAATTGCCGAGAAACTTAAAAAGAAAAATTCCTTTATTTCTTTCACGCTTCATGATAGTATTGTTATAGACTTTGATGATGAAGAGAGAGAATTGGTAGGTGAACTACTGGATCTCTTTTCTCAAACGCCTTTCGGCAAGTTTCAAGTCAACCTTAGCGCTGGTAAATCTTACGGGGACATGAGGAGGATTGAATGGACACAGTAATCGGGCTTGGAAAAGCCGGTTGTGCTATTGCGGATAAGTTCGCAGAGTATCCTCAGTATAAGATCTTTAAAATTGATTCCGAGGGGCTAAATTCAAAAAGTAAAAACTGCCATCTCATAAAGAAACGAGGCAACCCAGAGGAATACGAGAAAGCAATCCGCACGATGAAGACTTTCTTTAGCAAGACCACAGACGATATTCTTTTTGTGTTGTCTGGGTCGGGCATGATCTCTGGTGCATCTCTTCAGATACTCAAAAACTTGAAAGACAAGAATGTTAATATTCTTTATATCAAGCCAGACTTGGAGTTTCTTGGGCACACGAATATCATGCAAGAGCGCGTTGTAAGAAATGTTTTACAAGAATACACTCGCTCTGGTTTGTTTAATCGTATCTTTCTTGTAGATAACAAGAAAGTAGAAGAAGTTCTTGGTGAGGTTCCTATCATTGGCTACTATGATAAGTTGAACGACCTTATTGTCTCTACTTTTCATATGGTCAACATCTACAACCACCAAGAGGCAATCCACGCAACCCCATTTGACACAGCAGAAACAACACGCATCTCTACATTTGGAATATTAAATGTGGACGAGGGCAAAGAAAAATTGTTTTTTTCCCTTGACAACATCCGAGAGAAGTGTTATTATTATGCTATCAACTCAAAAGTTTTAGAAACAGACGGAAAACTTTTGCGAACACTAACCGACAATATTAATAAAAACATTGGCAAAGAAGTTCGTGCTGGATTTCAGGTTTACTCTACCTCTTACGAGCAAAACTACGGCTACTTGGTTGTAAACACCGAGAAGACCAACAATTAGGATTTATATGAAAACCGCACTAACCTTTCTTAAAAACCACTGGAAAAGAATGACTACTCTGTTTGTTCTTTCGATGGTCAGCACTTTTGCTGCATTCCAGGTTTATAAAAATGGCATGGACCTTGGCAAGCAAGTTGGGCGATGTGAAATCACTTGCGTCCTCTTTATGGGAGACTTCATTGCACTTGATGGCGAAGGCTGTCAGTGTGAGTTGGCAACTGGATTTACCGTCACCATTCCACTCGACCCAGATTTTTTTGAAATTTCTTTGACAGAAGAATAAAACTATGTTACAATCTATAACAGCAAAGCGAGAGATTTATCGCTTTGACTCTAGACCAACCAGTCACAAACCAACAAGGAGATAAAAATGGCAATTAATCTAGATAAAATGAGAGAGCGCAAGGCAGCGCTCGAAGGTAGAGGCAGCGGAGGCAATCGCGATACATTCTGGCGTCCACAAGACGGCGAACAGACTATTCGTATTGTCCCTACTGCCGATGGCGACCCCTTCAAGGATTTCTGGTTCCACTATAATGTGGGCAACAATCCAGGCTTCCTTAGCCCGAAGAAGAACTTCGGTGAGGAAGACCCACTTAACGACTTTGTTCGTAAGCTCTTCAACGAGGGCACCGAAGAAAGCATTAAGATGGCGAAGTCGCTTATGGCACGTCAACGATTCTTCTCCCCCGTTCTCGTAAGAGGCGAGGAAGATAAAGGTGTTCGTATCTGGGGATATGGCAAACAGGTCTACGAGCAATTGCTTAACCTTGTTCTTAACCCAGAATACGGAGACATTACCGACACGGACACGGGAACTGATCTCGTTCTCCACTACGGTAAACCCCCCGGAGCAAGCTTCCCTCAAACGAAGCTCACTCCCCGTCGTCGCTCTTCTGTTCTCTGCGATGAGGCAGTTGGCGGTGATGACCGCTGCGCGGAATTGCTTGAAAGCATTCCAGAATTCGACACGCTCTTTGAGCGTAAGACGCCAGCAGATGTAGGCGCTATGTTAGATGCTTACCTGCTTGGTGAAGAAGGCACCAACGAGGGCACTGATACCACAACCCCTCCTCCCTCCACTGATACAGTATCCTCTGTTGATGCTGCCTTCAACGAACTCATGGGAGCGTAATCCCCGCGCCCACAGGGAGGCACAGGGTTATCAGGTGCCTCACACTTTTTTATTTGGAGATTAAATGAGAATGGCGAAAGCTAAAACTACAAAAGCTGGCAAGTTGAACTTGTCTGACATGCGAGCCCTTATTAACAAGAGGGCTGGTCTTAATGTCGCACATGACTTGACCGAACAAAACCCTACTGAGGTCAAAGAGTGGATTCCGACTGGCTCTCGCTGGTTGGATTCTATCATTTGTCGTGGACAACTTTCCGGCATCCCTGTTGGCAAAGTGGTTGAGATTGCAGGTCTTGAGGCAACAGGAAAGTCCTACATGGCAGCCCAGGTCGCTGCGAACGCCCAAAAGATGGGCATTGATGTTATTTATTTTGACTCTGAGTCTGCGATTGACCCCTCGTTCTTGGAGCGAGCAGGGTGTGACTTAAACCATCTTCTCTATGTTCAGGCAACCTCTGTTGAGTTTGTTCTGGAGACTATTGAAGATCTTCTTGCTAACAACGACAATCGCATGTTGTTTATCTGGGATTCGTTGGCTTTGACACCAGCCATCTCCGATATTGAAGGTGATTTCAATCCTCAGTCCTCTATGGCTGTAAAAGCTCGCATCCTTGCCAAGGGCATGTCTAAGTTGACGGTGCCTATCGCAAACTCGCAGTCCACCTTCTTGGTTCTTAACCAGTTGAAGTCAAACATCACTCGTTCACCTTCCGAGGCTATGACCACTCCTTATGTTACTCCAGGCGGCAAGGCTATGATTTATGCCTACTCGCTTCGCATCTGGTTGACTGGACGAAAAGCCAAGGCATCTTTCGTCACTGATGATAAGGGTTTCCGTATCGGCTCAGAAGTTAAGGTTAAGCTTGAGAAGTCCCGTTTTGGAACTCAGGGTCGGCAGTGCAACTTCCGCATCCTTTGGGGTGATGAGATTGGTATTCAAGACGACGAGAGCCTGTTCGATGCAATTGCGGGTTCTTCTAGCCTTGTTCGCACAGGCGCTTGGTATACTCTTATGGATTCCACTGGAAATCCCTTGGGTCCAAAGTTCCAAGCTACTAAGTGGACTGAGCGCATGACTGATGAAGGCTTCCGTGCAAGAGTCTATGAGATTATGGACGAGGAAGTTATTTATAAGTTTGATAAGCGTGAAGGAAGCGCAGCAGACTTTTATGAAGAAAATGATGAATAAAAAAACTAGTTATACGTCTATAGAACAGGAGTTAAAACAATGAAATCACTTATTACCGCCGCTCTCTTTGGAGCTTTTCTTTCTGGGTGTGTTGCACACGCTCATCCCCCTCAGCCGCACATTCAAGTGCCTCATCACCAAGTCAAGGCTTGGGTTTGGACACCAGGCTATTATCGTGCCAATGGTGTCTGGGTTCGTGGAACTTGGAGTATTCAGCATGTTGACCGACATATGCTAAACCGTCACCCTCGTACACATGTTCGTTGGGTTCAGGGTCGTAAGCGTCCCACTCCTCCACCCCGCCAAGTAAGGCACCGACGCCATCATCGTCCTCGTCGATAAATAAATCGCCCCCTTCTGGGGGCATTTTTTTTAATAAAATCCTTGACAACATTATAGGATAGTGGTATATTATTATCATGCTTGAGTGGTGGAATAGGTAGACACAAGGGACTTAAAATCCCTCGCCCATCTGGGCATGCGGGTTCGATTCCCGCCTCAAGTACCAGCTATATTATGAAACGACTATTAGTAATTGACGCTCTCAACTTGATGTTCCGCAACTATATTG